TCTAGTAATGATCGTTGTGATGATCGTGGTGATTGTTGTGGCTGTGGTGATGGTTGTGGCACTTCTAGTAATGATCGTTGTGATGATCGTGGTGATGGTTGTGGCACTTCTAGTAATGATGGATGTGATGATCGATGTGATGATCGTTGTGATGATCGTGGTGATGGTGGTATTACTTCAGGTACTTGTGGTATCTCCATATAATATAATATAATATAATATAATATTATATTTTTATAGTATCAAGAAAAATTGTCTGGAAATGATGATATGTCTATACACTGTGTATAATTTTCTTTAATAAATAGAGATTTTATATTTTCAATATCATTAACATCTGATTTTTTTATTATTTCATTAATTAATGTTATAGGTTTAGATAAATAAGATCCATGTGTAATATTAAAGTTACATTCTTTTATTAGAAATATTATATATCTTAATGCATGTCCAACTCCACAATAAATAATTCCATTAGTAATATAATCTTTATCTAAAAATCGTCTTAAAAAATATATATCCATTAACCATGCATATAATTTAATTAATTCAATATATTGTGTATCAACTTCTTCTAAATTATTTATATTTATAATATTTTTTTTTAAAATATTAATATAATCATATATATTATCTATCAAATTATTAATTTTTTCTTTTATTTCAGGATGATTATATTTTAATTTAATCTTTTCTATCATTTTATTTCCATTATTTTTTAATATTTTTGTCAATTCATCTAATTTATTATTTATTTCATCTATAAGATTTTTGTATTCTTCATAAATAATTTTTGAGCTATTATTATTATGTTTAATATTTTTTTTTATTTTATCAAATATTTTATAAAAATTTAATTTAAATTCATTTCTAATATCAACATAATGAAATCTAATATTTTTATTTATTTTTGTTCCTAAATTTTTATTATTTTGTATTAATATATTTGTCATAAAAAATTTATTTATTTCATCAATATATCTATCTTTTTTATATATTTTTGATAAAAATAAATCTTTTTGTTCAATTGTAGTTTCCATAAAAAAATCAATATATTTATTTTTTATTTTTGAAAACTCTTTATTTAAATATACGACTATATCATCAGATATAAAATCATTACATTTTGTTTGTATATAAAGATCATAATGATGATCAAAATATATATATATTATCTTATTAATATTAAATATTTCTCCTTCTAATCTTACAACATTTATAGGACCATTTACTTGTGTCATATATATTATAAAAATAAAAAGAAAATATATTTTATAAGCTATAAAAATAAGAAATATGCTAAATTCTTATTTATCGATTATAAAAGAAAAAAAATATAAAAGATTATAATAAATATGGATCAATATGAAAATTTAAATTTAAATCAATTAAAAACAATATTATATATTAATAAAAATTTAAAAGAAAATATTATAACATTAATTAGAGATATCATTAAAAATAAAATAAAATTAAGTAATCTTGATAGTGATATTAATAGTGATATTAATAGTGATATTAATAGTGATATTAATAGTGATAATAATAGTGATAATAATAGTGATAATAATAGTAATAGTAATAAAAAAGAAAATACAGAAGATGAAAAATCTATATATTTAAATTCTGATTCAGAATCAGACGAATCAAATTATAAAGAAGATATAAAAAAATTATATGATAAATCTTCTAAAAAAGAAGAAAATGATAGATTTACACAAACATCTCGTAAATTATTTGATAGAATGTTTAGTGAAGCATCATATATTGATAAAGTTGGTCAATTAAAACCATTATCTACAATTACAAATATATCAAAAATATATGGAATTATTGAAGAAACAAATAATAATGATCTTGGTAAAAGAAAAAATTTATATAAAAAATAATAAACTTATATAAAAAATAATAAATTTATATAAAAAATAATAAACTTTAATATCCGTTAATTGTTTACATGTTGTGAGTAATCAAATATTAATTTAAGCTCTAAAAATAATTATTTTTTCAAATGATTAAAGAATAATAAACTTTAAGATGAACCTTTTGCTACAATTCTATAAGCAATACTTTTTCCACTTTGTTCAGATGGTCTAATAATACGAATAATATCTCCACGTTTAAGATTAAAATAATCTACAATCGGATCAGTTGTTAATATTTTCATCATTTCTTTTTTCTTTAATATATATGTATCAATAACTTCTTTTGATTCTTCTTCAGTTAATAATTCATATTTGGGTGAATCTATATAATCAACAATATTAATCATAAAAAATACTTCATTGAATGCTTCATTATTAGGTATATCTGCTATTGATGATTTTGCTTTTTCAGAAATAGAATCAAAAATAAATATTTTATGATAATTTTTATATGAATTAATAAATTCTTTTACTTCAGGTATTTTTGCAATACCTTGTATTTTCATATGTATTATTTTTATCATAATAATAGATCCATCAAATTTATCAGTATTTTGTTTATCTGTATTATTTTTTTTTATATTAATATCTAATGATATTTGATATACATCATCATCTTTTATTTTTTCTATATTTTGTATATTTTTTTCAAGACTTTTTTTTATATAACCTCTTTCTGCAATCATTTTAATAACATTAGTTAGAACAGTTTTACGAATTGTTTCAACATCTTTTTTAACAGGAATTAATGCTGGATTTAATGACATATAATATTATAATATTATATTATTAAATAAATATCATTACAAAATTATTATTATTCAAATTTTTTTTATTTTATAATATAATTAACTTTAATAATATAAAAAAATTGATAAATAATTAACAAATAATTAACAAATAATTAACAAATAATTAAACATATATTTATATTATTATTATTATGCCACCAAAATCTACTAAAACAAAATCTACTAAAACAAAATCTATTAAATCGCAAAGTATTAGATCTGAAAGTTTAATATCAGAATTACCAATTATTAAAACAACTAAAATAGTTAAACCAACTAAAATAGTTGAACCAACTACAAAATCATCTACAAAACAAACAAAAACAATAAATACATATGCAGGAGAAAAAATACTTGTTATAGTTGAATCTCCTGGTAAAATAAAAACACTTCAATCTATATTAGGTGATAATTATATTATTACTGCATCTATCGGTCATATTATAGATTTATCAGCAAAAACAATGTCAATTGATATTGAACATGATTTTAAACCAACATATGAACCATTAGATGGTAAAAGTAAAGTTATATCTGATCTAAAAAATCTTGCAAAATCATCAAGTGATATATTATTAGCAACTGATGAAGATAGAGAAGGAGAAATGATTGCATGGAGTTTAGCATATGTATTAAATATTAAAGATGCTAAAAGAATTACATTTAATTCTATTACACATGATGAAATTATAAAAGCTGTAAATAATCCAAGAAATATAGATTATAATCTTGTAGATGCTCAAAAATCTCGCCGTATGTTAGATAGAATTGTTGGATATGAAATATCACCATTATTATGGAAAAGTATAGGTCAATCATTATCTGCTGGTAGAGTACAATCTGTTGTTGTACGTATTATTTTAGATAGAGAAAGAGAAATACAACAATTCTTAAAAGAAAATATAAAATCTGAATTTAAATTTAAGGCTGATTTTTATAAAAATATTATTGCTAATCTTTATCAAATAAAAAAATCTGCCGATATAATTGATAATAATAATAATAATGATAATAATGATAATAATGATGATGGTTTAGAATCTGATTCTTCTGAAAAATCCGAAGCTATATCAGAAAAAATATCAGGATCACTTTTGAAATTATATAAAACAAATATACAAGGTGAAAAAATAGCAAAAGAATTAATGAATAAATTTATCGCTTCTGATTTTAAGATATCTGGAAAAGGTGATAAAATACAAATTAAAAATCCATCTCCACCATTTACTACATCAACATTACAACAAGAAGCAGCGCGAAAGTTAGGTTTTACTATTAAAAGAACTATGATGGCTGCTCAAAATTTATATGAAGCTGGTCATATTACATACATGAGAACAGATTCTATAAATTTATCATCTGAAGCGATAAAAATTATTGGTAATTATATAAAATCTACTTATGGTACACATTATCATAATGAAAAACATTATACAGTCAAAAATAAAAATACTCAAGAAGCACATGAATCTATTCGTCCAACACATATAGAAATAACTGGATTATCTGAATCAGGAAAAATAGGATCCGATGAATCTAAATTATATATATTAATATGGAAACGAGCTATTTCCAGTCAAATGAGTTCAGCAAAATTAAATATTGCAACAACACAAATATCAATATCAAAAACTAAGGATTATTATTTTCAATCAGATATCAGTACTATTATATTTGATGGATTTCTAAAGGTGTATAATATACAAAATTTAGAAGAAGAAACTGAAAATAATATCACAACAACTATTACAAATGTAGGAGATAAATTAAAATTAACTAATTTGAAATGTGAACAGGATTATCAAAAACCTCCACCAAGATATAACGAAGCATCACTTGTTAATAAGTTAGATCCAAAAAATCTAAATATTGGACGTCCATCAACATATGCGAATATTATTAATAAAATTCAAGAAAGAGGATATGTAGAAAAAAAAGATAATAATGGAATAGAAAAAGATGCATTAAAACTAGAATGGAATTTATCAGATAAAAAAATTAATGAAAATATTATTAAAAATAATATTGCAAAAGATAGTGGAAAATTAACTCCAACATCAATTGGAACTATTGTTACTGATTTTTTGATAAATTATTTTCCAAATATTATGGATTATAAATTTACATCAAATATGGAAGAATATTTAGATGAAGTTGCCGAAGGTAAATTAAAAATGTTAAAATTATTAAATGATTTTTATTTTAAAGAATTTCATCCAATCATTGAAAAAATATCAAAAGATAAAATTAAATATGTTGATAAAGATAAAAGAATATTAGGAATAGATGAAAATGGATATGATGTTATTGCAACTGTACGAAGATATGGTCCAGTAGTTATGATAGATAATAATGGAAAGACACATAATATTGCTCCATTAAAAACACCACATAGTGTTGAGAGTATAACATTAGAAGATGCATTAAAAATATTAGCATATCCAAAATCTCTTGGTAAATTTGATAGAAAGGATGTAAAATTATATAGAGGAAAATATGGTTTTTATGTTAAATATGGAGATAATACATTAAATTTATCAAAAATAGAAAATGAAGAAGATATTACAATAGAATTAATTTCTGGATTAATAGATGAAAAAAAAAGTAAATATTTATGGGAAGGTAAAGAAGGAAAAATAGAATATGTTATATTAGAAGGACCATACGGTAAATATATTAGAGTTACTGATAAAGGAAAAAAAATATCAAAACCAATAAATGTTAAATTTCCAGAAAATACTGAAATAAAAGATCTAACTCTTGAAAAAATAAAAATTATTGTAGAAGAAGGAAGAAAAAATAGATTCAAGAAATTTGTAAAGAAAGAATAATAAAATTAATTTTATATATTTTATTTAATATATTTTTCTAAATTATAATATTCTTTAAACCACTAGAAAAATATATCATAAGTCATATGAATCAAAAATAACTATCAACTGATAGGTTATTAAGGGTTATTATGAAATTATAAATAATTTAGTTTTTTTAAATTTAAATATTTTTGTTTATATTTTAAATATTTTTGTGTATATTTTAAATATTTTTGTGTATATTCCATTTTATCAACATTTTCAAACAAATAATTTTGAATCAAAGTATCAGACATATCTTGATCATATATATCAATATTACTATATATTTTTTCTGGATTTTTGGATATTAATGTGTAATTTTCATTTTTGCAAAATGTTAATTGTTTTAATATAAAATTTAATTTTTTTCCACAAATATATAATAAAAATATTATTAATTGTACTGAACATTCTGAATTTCCTTGTAATGTTCCTGCTTTTTGTGGAATAATAAAATCACATGTATCTGGAATATCAACACCTTGTACAAATATACTACCAAAACACATTCTTGGTATTACTATACATTTTTTATTACCAATTTGATCTAATAAATAATATATATGAAGATTAAATTCACCAAGAAATAATAATGAATTTTGTGATAAATCTCTGCCTTTATATCTAGTTCTTCCACATTTCGTTCCGTGACCCTCTAAAACAATTATATTAGTATTTTCTGGTGATAATAAATCAAAAATATTTTTTATTATTGATCTATTATATTTTTTCCCTCCATAATCAAAATCTGTGGTCATTAAATGTATTTTTAAATTTTCTTTTAAACTATCTTCTTTATCTAAAATAGTTTTTAATAAAGGTTTATTTGATATTTCATTACAATTACCATATATAGCTATATGTATTTTCATTTCTATTATATTATATAATTTTTCAGGTTTGTTTTTTATACATTCCATAAATTGTAATATAGTATCAAAATTTACATTATTAAATGATGTGTATTCATTTACACCTTCATTCTTATCATCACCATATAAAGGAATAATCCAAATTAAAGTATCTATTATATTATTTTCTGCCATTTATATAATATAATATAATATTTTTATAATATAATATTTTTATAATATAATATAATATTTTTATAATAGTATTGTTTAATATTTATATTGTTTCTTTTTTTAAATTTATTAAGTATCAATATACAAATAAAAATTTATTTTTTATATATTTTTATACAAAAAATAGATCTTATAAAAATTGTCATACATT